TCCAAATCAAACTGCAATTTTACCAAATATTTTAAAAAGGTTAGCAAAAGAATACAATACAGAGGCTAAAGTTATTCAAGTGGCTAAATCAGATCCTACAAAACCTTATAAGATAGTAAGAACTAAAGCTCCGAAAACCTACGGCGAAGAAAGCTTTCCTTACACTAGCACAGAACATTTTTCTGCATTTAGCACAAAAAGAGAAGCTGAATTAGCATTAGAAAATTATAATCTTGAGGTAGATGGTAAAGTAGTTTACATGGATCCTTTAGATCCTGATTTGTATTACCCTGCTTTTGGGTTAAAGATCACACCTGATATGAATACAAAACCTTTTAAACTCTATAAGAAAACAGGTGGTCTAGTAGTTAATATATTTAAGTGGTAGAATTTTGCTATGAGTCAAGATAAAACATTAAAAAAATTTTTAAGTGAGCGCAGACGAAAAAAAGCCACTGCTGGGGTCAGAGAGATTGCATCCAGAAATAGAGCATTACAAAGACTGTTGGCAAAAAGTACAGGAAGATTTAACCCTTTGAATAAAGTGGGACCTATACCAACAGCAATGCCCATGTCTGCAAAAACTGGGAAATATGTTTCTGTTAAGTGTAAACTAGGGCGTAACAAAAAAACTAAGGTAACTTGATATGGCAGTTGAAGAAAATAATATAGAAACGCCTGAAGTTGAGGTAGATGATATTGATTCTGTAAATGTTGAGATTAAGCCAGAGAATGACGAAGGCAACATTGAAGAAACTCAAAATACTCAAGAAAATTTTTATGAAAACCTTGCCGAAGGTATGGATGAGGTTTTACTTAGCCGTTTAGCAAATGATTTATTAGCCGATTACAAAAAAGATAAGGAAAGCCGATCTGATTGGGAAAAATCATACACAAATGGTTTAGATCTACTAGGTTTTAAATACAATAATGACGGTGGTCCGTTTCAAGGCGCAAGTTCGGTAACTCATCCGATGCTTGCAGAATCAGTCACACAATTTCAAGCACAAGCTTATCGAGAATTATTGCCATCAGATGGTCCAGTCAGCGCACAGGTTGTTGGCGCTCTTACACCAGAAAAAATGGCTCAAGCTTCGCGTGTGCAAGAATTTATGAATTACATGATTACTGAAGAGATGGAGGAGTATACTCCTGAGTTTGACCAGTTATTATTTTATTTACCACTTGCAGGATCTGCATTTAAAAAAGTTTATTTTGATGATGTCATGCAAAGAGCAGTATCAAAGTTTGTCCCTGCTGAAGATTTAGTTGTGCCTTACTATGCAACGGATCTAAAAGATTGTGAAAGAATCACACATCTTGTACGCATGAGTGAAAATGAAATTTTGAAAAAACAACAGATTGGTTTTTATCGAGATATAGAAATTATTCCAAGTCGTATGGAAGAAAGCGAAGTTGAAGATAAGTACAGTCAAATGAGCGGTGTAAGTCGTTCAGGTGATGCCGAAGGCGATTATCAGTTTAATATTTTAGAAATGCACGTAGACCTTGATCTTATTGATCCAGAAAATAAAAGCGATGAAAAAAATATTAAAATACCTTATGTGGTAACTTTAGATGAAGGCTCAAGAGAGATTTTATCTATTTATCGTAACTTTGAACCTGATGATCCTTTGTTAAAACGCAAAGAATACTTTGTGCATTACAAGTTTTTACCTGGTTTAGGCTTTTATGGCTTTGGTTTGATACACATGATTGGCGGTTTAAGTAAAACTGCTACTGCTGCACTGCGT